GGTTGCAATTATAAATCAGCTAAAGGTACAGCATCTAGGTCTGGTAAGTTGTTCATAAGCTCTTCCATTGGGTTGTTTTCTACAGGAATACACTCAACACCATTATCTTTTAAAAACTGTCTAGCTACGTTTAAATCACCTGCCTTTGCTTCTCCACTTTGTATCTTACCTAATAGTTCTTTTGCTAAACATAAATGCAAAGTGTTTAAGACTTCTAAGCTTTTATCCATGATTAGTCTTGTTTTTAAATAATATAATCATTTCTTACCTGTATTGCCAGTAAGAAGATACTTTATCTTACCAAAAAAGCTTAGTTTTTTTACTTTTTTGTATAGTTTTATCCCTTTTTCATAGCGATATAGTTTGGTTTCTATATCTGATATACGAGTTATTGCTGAAGTTAAAAGCAAATCTTGTAGTCTTGTGTATTTAACTAAATCTAAACAGTATGCTCTTACAGCTTCATCAGGCATTTCTTGTGTTTCACGTTGTTTAACTTCAATTTCAAATTCTATTTCTGGGGGTGGGTTGCCAATCAGTATTTTAAAAAACTCTTTATGATTCATATTACTGAAGTCCAGTGCTAGAATTTGGGTACATTCTGGCTTCAATAAAAGCAACTGCTTGATCATCTAGTGTATTGTCTGTTTGTTTAGCTATTGCTTTTAATAAATCAAGTATTAACCTTTTCATCGCTTTTGATTTTATAAAAACCAAAAGTATAGGTTTAAAAATTTTTAACATGATGTTAAATATGTCTTACTTTTCAAACATAGCTAAACTGCTAGTATTAAACAAGAGTTTACACTTCTATGGAAGAACCAGAAGAAAAAGAAGGCACAGATTGGGCTGAACTTTTTGGTCACGCTGTCCGATTTATGATTCTTTGCTGGAGCTTAGCAATGATGACTCTTGGATATATGGATAAAATTCGTAATGACGGAGCTTTTTTAGCAGGTTTGACCAGTGGCGTTTTAGGATCTTATGGTATCAGTGTGAACAAAAAGAAACCTAATAACGCTGCTAAAATAGTAGATAACAAAGACACTAACGTAGGTATCAAATGAAAAAATTATTACTATTAAGTTTGTTTTTAACAACACCTTGTTTTGCAAACGGTATTCCTACATGGACTACTGGCTCTAGTAACAGAACTGAAAATACTACACAGACTATAACTCGCTCTATAGTTACTGAGAAATATGGATCTGCTTTAAACACTTATGAAGGTACAAACATTACTGTAACTTCAGCAACAAGTGGAGGTATTACAGCTAGTGACGCAGTATTTACACCAACAGATAATACTGCTGAGTGGACACTTAGCACTACCACAAGAGCTGCTAGTGCATTAACAGAACAAATTACACAAACAGATGCGATCACGACTACTAGCGTTATCACTTCTTTGTCTGTCTTTAGTCAGTAATAAAGTTAGAGCCGAAGGCGATACTAACGTACAGGCTCAACCTAATGCGATTGGTAATTCTAGTATTATCAATCAGAATATGAATGTTAATAATGGGATGACAGGTAAATTACAATTTGGAAATTTAATTTGTAGTCAACCAACTATGGCATTTACACCTTTTTATACAGGTAATGATGCAGAAAATCCAAATAGTGAAACTTATAGTATTAATGAAGGATGGGGTTTTCAAATGAGTTTTATGATACCACTTGGATCTAATAATGAAACGTGTTCTGAGTTAGCAGAAGTAAAGCTAAAGTTAGCCATAGAAGAATTAGACAAGCAAGAGCATGATAAACAACTAGTTCGTGTTTTGAAATGTAGTCAGCTTCACGCATCAGGCTACATGATTAATCCTAAATCTAAGTTCGCATATATTTGTAATGATGTAATTAATATACGAACTTATGTAAAAGCTAACTCTGAAAAATTTAAGTAGCTAGTTTAGACACCACATAGTACAGGTATGTGAACTCTAGCTACCTTTATTATTATCCATCTTTTCTTTAACATTTGCGACCTCTTTTTTAAGAACTTTTTTAAATATTTTTGTCATTATTTTTTTGAGTTGATTAATAATGCTTTGTAAAATTATTGAACCTGTAACTGCTGCTGTTGCTGATACTCCACTTGCTATAACACTAGAAGCTATGACTTCTGGTGCTGGTATTGGGAACTCACCAAATAGAGGTATAGTGAAGGTAGCTACAGTTTCTTCAGTTGATAAAGTTTCTTTGGGGTCTAGCAGGTCTTTCGGTATTGTCTCTGGTGTTAGTTTTAACACTTCCTCCGTTGAAGATGTTGTATCTTCTTCAACAAAAAATTCCTGATCTTGCAGTCCCCCCTGTACCTGTTCCAGAGAAGGTAAAAGCATTGGATCTAGATATGGAACCTCTGCCACAGGTGGATAAAAAATTGTTTTAGGTGGGACAAGAATATAATTTGTATCTGGTAAATCAGGCAGATTTATTTCCATTCTTTTTCATTTTTTTCTTCCTAGCAGCAATTAGCAAGAAATCTTTTTTGGTGATTTTTTTATCACCATCAGCATCAATTTTGTACTGTTTTCCTTTTAATGGCATTAGATTTAAATGTAGTTTTACTTTTAATAATAGCTTGTAATTAACTATTAATCAGCAGGTTCTGGTGTATTACCTTCCGCAACCCACGCTTTAAATTCACCATCATCTTCATTTATAAGATTTTTTAAGTCTCCATCAAAGATGTAATGTTTACCGCCATCTTCATCAATTTTAAAAAGTTTGTAACTCATATTTCACACCTCAACCCGATAAAAGCATTTACATTATTAGCTCTAAAAATAAAAAAATCTCCACCACCACTGAATGTGCCACTAGGAACTTCTAAATCTACTCTTGCCATTTCTGGTGTTGATTGTGAATGGACGGTTGGAACGGCTGAACAATTCACAACACTAGAAAAGTGGACTTGATAATCACTGGCAGTTCCAGAATGTGATATTGCTGTAGGTTTTTGTCTCATAGGAGTATTTAATTTGATAAGTAACATTCCATTTGTTGCTGAAGAGGACATTCCTGTACCTAGTCTCCAAGCAGTGGCACTACCGTTAAATTGTTGATAATATCTTTGACATCTGAATAAATGTTCTTGCATTGGTAAATGTTCAAAATCAGTGGCATGATCCGAAACTTCAAGCTGTAGTCCTGTAATTTGAAAAGTTGCATCATTTGTTGTGTACCATGTTGAGGTCATATCAGGAACTTTTGCAGCTTGATTAAAGTCTGCCCATTGATTTAATGTAACTCCACTTGCAGTCTCATCTGTCCCTCTAAAAACAGAAAAATCAATAGTAAGTCCCTTTTCACGATTCATGTCAAATTGTAAATCAGCATGACCAGAAATTGTTTTTGTAACTTTTGTCCATGTATTAGCAGTTAAAGAACCAGTTTCCATTATATAACTTTTTGATGTACCATCAGCCGTAATTAAACTAAAATAGAAATTTTGAGCCACACTTGATTTTACCCAAAATTGTATCGTTACATAACTAGATGTTGAAGTGTAATTCCATCCGCTAGTTGCAATATCTTTTGCTTCTAATCTTGTTGAAAAAGCAATCTTATCACCGGCTTCTGCCCCACTTGTTTGATTGCCATTTGTAATGCTGTATGCTTTTCTAAAACCTAAAGTATATGGTGTAGTTCCAGCAGCTATATTAGCTTGTTCATAAGTGGGAGCTTCATCAGTATTAAGCCTTGCAGACCTTATTCTATCTACGGTTGAATACAATTGACCAGTTGATGACGTGCTTGATTGTGCAATTAACATAGCTCCGTTTATCACTAAATTTTTACCATGTCTGTTTGTTAAATTAGCAGTTGCTGTTCCATCAGAATTATTGATATTAATAGCAGCAGTACTAGCTCCTACCCCTTTGATTGAATTGACTTTAATTTCACTCATTTTTAGTATTTAGTCTTTCCTAATGTTATAGCAGCATCAATCGCTGTGAAGTCCTCAGTTGTCCAAATAGAAGTTACATGATCTTCATTTTTTTTAATATCCTTTATATCTTCTAAAAATCCAACACTTCTGCTTATTTTGCTTTTTTGTTTATCAGTTAAAGATGATAATGCAGATAAATTGTTGATTTGATCAACGTGTACTGTAGTCCTACTATAAATATCTGCAATTTCGTTTGTTGTTAAATTTTCCATTATTTTTTTAACTCCTCAATTTCTTGTTTTAGTTCTTGTATTGCTTTTACAAGTATTGGTACTAACTTACCATAAGAAGCCTCTAATCGCTCTGGATTTTCATCCATTACCAATCCTAAGTAATCAGCATCTTTATCTTTTTGTATTTGTTGTAGATCTTGAGCAATAAATCCATGTTCATAAGATCCATCTTTTCCATTACCATCTCTTGTTTGCCATTTAAATTTAACTGGTTTTAAGCTATCAATAAAATCTAAACCAAGATCTAACTGATTTATATCTGTTTTATCTCTTGCATCAGATAGAGAACTAATCGTTTGAACATTACAACGTAAAGTGGCAATATTTGAATCACCTAAAGTAATTTCATTATCAACACTTGAACTGCTGGCAGTAGCATCGTTTCCAATTATTGTGCAATTATCACCTGTTGAATGTCCTGCACCAGCTAAATTTCCAATATAACAATTATCAAAACCTGTACTTAAGTCATAACCAGCTTGATGTCCAACAGCAACATTATTAACTGCTGCTCCACCAATAGAATAAAGAGCTCGATATCCTAAAACAGAATTATGACCCGCACTTTGTGATGCTCCAGAAGTTCCATATAAAGCTTTATAGCCAATCACAGTATTTTTTCCGCCTTTAACATAACCACTAGCACTCCTACCTACAATTGTATTACCTTGTATAAGAGTTGCATTTTGATGCGGTTGGGTTAAAGCGTAATCTCCAATAACTATATTGTCTTGCATTCTATATGTGTAATATGCAGTTGCATAACCCATTACAATGTTAAATCTGCTATCTGAGTATTCACAATACTTTAAGGCATCTCTTCCAATAGCAATATTTGGAGCATAACTTGAACCAACTAAATCTCTTCCAGCATCCTTTCCAATTAATATATGGTTATCTTGATTCGTTAACTCTTTACCAGCATCCTCTCCAATTAAAACGTTATGAGTTCCACTTGATGTGAGATCTTCACCAGCATTAGTTCCAGTTACTAAGTTACCTTGTGCATCGGGAGAAAAACCACCTCCACCGCCAGAGGCAGCAGCCCACTTAACACCTGTAGCTTCATTACTATCAGCAGTTAAAACATAATTATTTGTACCAACACTTAATGCTGTAGGATCTCCAGAGCCATCACCAACTAATATCTGACCTTTTGTAGCCAGATCACTATTCATTACTGCTCCAGCAGCATCTACGTTAGTTGCGTCAGTAACATCTGCACTGGCTTCAATACCATTCAACTTAGTATGGTCTGCATCAGTAAATACATTTGAATCTGTAGCAGCTTCAACAGCAGCCCTGATTTCTGCATCTGTCTGATCGGCAGTTGCTGACGCTTCGATCCCATCCAATTTTGTTTTTAACGTATTAGTAAAGTTGTTCTGTGTAAGACCTCCATCACCTACGCTATAGGTAGTATTAGTATCGGTAGAAGCAAAGTTAAGTTTGCCATTTGTATCATCATAAGTAACAGCAATATTAGTTTCAGTATTACCACTGACCATCGCACCAATAATATCTTGTACTTGTTCTGTAGTTAACTGTGTATTAGTGTCAGCAGCAGTAATAGTAATAGTGTCATTACTAGCGTCAGTTGTTATCGTGACGTTTGTACCAGCAACAAATGTAAAAGTATCAGTAGCACTATCAGCAACTACATTTGATTGGCCAGAAACAGCAATAGTAGAAAAAGCATTTTGGTTTGCCTCACCGCTTCCACCACCTGATCCATTAGAAGCAGCAGTTATTCTTCCTTGTGCATCAACTGTTATATTCGTATTTGTATAAGATCCAGCAGTTACAGCAGTGTTGGCTAATTTATCAGCAGTCACAGCATCATCAGCAATTTTAGCTGTAGTTACAGCATTTGCAGCTATAGTTGTAGCACCATCCCCTGATGAAGTTACATCGCCAGAATGATTAGGGTGTACATAACTACCTCCACCTTTGTTTGTAAATGATAAATTACCACTACCATCTGTTGTCATTACTTGACCATTTGACCCATCAGCATTAGGTAATTTAAAAGTTACATCAGACGTAGGGTTAGTGCTAGGAGCAGCTATTATACTTGAATTACCATCGCTATGTTTTAATTTAATTTGACTCATTTAATTGATGCTCGCATAGTTAAACTATTGTGTATGTACTACCAGAACTGATAGTTAAAATACTACCGCTTGCAACAGTAATAGGACCTGCACTCATTCCATTTGACCCTGCTGGGATAGTATGAGATGCACTCATAGTAGCACTATTTTCAAAGATAGCACCACCACCTTTTAAAGAAGTAACACCCGTTAAAGCTGATCCATCAATAGCAGGTAAGGCTGCAGGGAATCTAGCATCTGGTACTGTTCCAGCAGTTAAGTTAGATGCGCTTAATGCAGTTAAATCAACAGCAGCCCAACTAAGATTTCCATTTGCATCTGTTTTTAAAAATTGACCATTAACAATATTAACAGGCAAAGTTAATGTATAACTTGCATTTGCACTATGGGCTGGTGATTTAATTTTTACACCATGACTATTTTGCGAACAGTTAAGTTGTAATGTTCCATCAGCACTACTACCATCACCTTTAATTTCAACAACACCTGTACCATTTGGATTTAATTTTATATTTCCGTTTGTTGTGCTTGTATTTATTTCTTGTGTTTGTACATCTAATGCTCCACCTAATTGCGGTGAAACATCTTCAACCAAATTACTTAGACCGCTACCTGCTGGAACTGTTGCCCATTTAACACCTGACGCTTCATTACTATCTGCAACTAATACATAATTATTTTGACCAACAGCAAGTATTGTGGGATCTCCTGAACCATCTCCCACTATAATTTGACCTTTAGTATTAAGATCGCTGTTCATAACAGCACCGGCAGCATCTACGTTAGCGGCATCTGTTACATCAGCATTTGCTTCTATTGCATTTAATTTACTATGATCCGCATCTGTAAAGACGTTACTATCAGAAGCAGCTTCTACTGCTGCCCTTATCTCAGCAGCAGTTTGATCTGCGGTAGCACCTGTTTCTATAGCATTTAGTTTTGTATGATCTGCGTCTGTAAACACATTAGAGTCTGTTGCTGACTCTACTAGCGTTCTTATTTCAGCAGCAGTTTGATCGGCTGTAGCTGAAGCTTCAATTCCATTTAATTTAGTATGATCTGCATCTGTAAAGACGTTACTATCAGTAGCACTTTCAACAAGAGTTCTTATTTCTGCTGCGGTCTGGTCTGCTGTAGCTGAAGCTTCTATCCCATTTAACTTGCTGTGATCTGCGTCAGTAAAAACATTACTATCAGTAGCACTCTCTACTAATGTTCTAATCTCTGCTGCGGTTTGATCTGTTGTTGCATTTTCTTCAATAGTTCCTAACTTATCAAGAATTTCTTGTTGAGCAAATAATACTTGGTCACTATTAGCATCAAGATCTGCTTCTGTAAGAACAGAGCCATCTGCAAAATCTACCTTTTTAGCACTAATATTTGTATCTCTTTGAAATTTTATAGCAACACCATTAGCAGGTTCATTACCAGAAGTAAATGTGAT